GCGGTGAAGAGAACCTGCCGCCCGAGAAGATGGGTAGACACGAGCAGGCGGCGCACATCCGGGCGCTGAATGCACAGCGCAGGGCAAAGTTTCACTCGAGGGGGTAAGAGCTTTTGAGCAAGGTAATTGAGATCCGGCAGAAAGGCGACTTTAAGAAAAGCCTGACCTTTTTCAGCCACATCAAGAGCTGGAGTGTGCGACCGATCCTTGAGAAATACGGAAAGCTGGGTGTAGAACGGCTTGCGGATGCCACCCCGAAAGCCACCGGAAAGACGGCGGCAAGCTGGAGCTACGAAATCAAAATGGATAAGAGCGGGGCCACACTTTGCTGGAAGAACGGCAACATTGTGGACGGAGTGCCCATTGCGGTGATCTTACAATACGGACATGGCACAAGAAACGGAGCCTATGTGCAGGGAGTAGATTACATTAACCCTGCCTTGGCTCCGATTTTTTCTGCTCTGGCCGATGAATTGTGGAAGGAGGTGCGAAATCTTTGAGTAAAGAAGTAGATGAACGCGTCGTAGAGATGCGGTTCAATAACGCATTGTTTGAAAGCAAGGTTCAGCAGACAATGCGGAGTTTGGCGGCACTCAACGAAAAACTGATGTTCAAAGGAGCGGAAAAAGGCTTTGAGAAAGTCTCAGATTCATCAGAGAAGGTAAAATTCAATGCATTGTTGAATGCTCTGGACAATCTGAGCCAAAAATTCTCGGCTGTCGAGGTGATTGGCGTAACTGCGCTGATGCGGATTACAAATCAGGCAGTTGATGCTGGTGAACGGCTTGTCAAAGCATTATCGCTTGATCCTATTATCAGTGGCTTTCAGGAGTATGAAACGCAGATCAATGCAGTTCAGACGATTCTGGCCAATACATCAAGCAAAGGCACTACGTTGGACCAAGTCAATGCTGCACTGGATGAGCTGAATCACTATGCCGACCTGACGATTTACAATTTTACGGAAATGACCCGTAACATTGGTACGTTTACAGCGGCAGGCGTTGATTTGAATACTTCCGTTTCAGCTATTAAGGGTATTGCAAACCTTGCAGCTGTATCTGGCTCGACCAGCCAGCAGGCTAGTACAGCCATGTATCAGCTCTCACAGGCACTCGCATCCGGTACTGTGAAATTACAGGATTGGAACTCCGTAGTCAATGCTGGTATGGGCGGTCAGGTGTTTCAAGATGCCTTGAAAGAAACCGCTCGTGTGCATGGTATTGCCATTGATAGCATGATAAAAAAGGAAGGTTCCTTCCGTGAGACCTTATCCAAGGGATGGCTGACTTCATCTATTCTGACTGAAACTCTTCAGAAGTTCACTGGCGATCTCAATGAGGAAACCTTGAAGTCCATTGGATACACCGATGAGCAGATAAAGAAAATCATGGAGATGGGCAAGACTGCAAATGACGCTGCAACAAAAGTCAAAACGTTCAGTCAGCTGAAAGATACTTTGACCGAAGCGCTGCAGTCTGGATGGACTCAGACTTGGCAAACGATTATTGGTGACTTTGAAGAGGCGAAAGAGCTTTTCACAAGATTCAGTGACGTCTTTTCAGATCTTATAAACAAATCGTCTGAAGCCCGTAATACCGTGTTGGCCGGAGGCCTGAATACCGGTTGGCAGCAGTTGAGCACCGCACTGGGAGACAGTGCTGACTTTTATAGTCAGATGCTGGAAAAGGTCATGCTTGCAAATGGTTCAATCAGTCAAAAACAGATTGATGATGCCGGAAGTTTTGTCAAGGCTTTGCAGCAGGGAGGTGTTTCCGCTGAGCAGCTTCAAAATGGGTTGAAAGAATCGTACAAGCAGCTTTCAGTACTGGGAGCTTTGAGTGACGATGCTTTAAAAGCCAAAAAACTCGATCCTGCTCAGGTGAGGTCTCTGGCAAAGAGCTTTGAGGAAGTTAACCAGAAGGTTGCAGACGGTAGCCTGGATCTTGATATTTACTCCAAGAAAATCGGTGAGCTCTCCGGTCGGGAGCATCTGATCGAGTCCATTTGGAATGTTTTTGAGGCACTTGAAAAAGTTGTGGAGCCGGTAGCACGTGCCTGGCAGAAGATATTCTCGCCCATCACGGCCGATCAGATCTACAACATCGCAAAGTCAATTGACGAGTTTACTGCAAAGCTCAGCATCAGTGACGAGACAGCCGATAAAATCGAACGAACATTCAGTGGTATTTTTGCTGTGCTGAATGTTTGGAAAAATATGCTTTTAACCGTTAGTAAGGTTCTGGGGGAGGTATTCAATGCTGTATCTCCACTTGCTGGCGGCTTTTTAAGTATTACCGCGTCATTGGGCGATTGCTTGGTTGAGATGGCCAATGCAGTCAATAACTCTAAGACGTTTAAGACGACACTGGATGGTATTCACTGGATTATCGGAAAGGTGTCTGAAGGGATGCAGACCTTTGCAGGGGTACTGACTGATGTATCGAATAACGTCTCTGTCGTGTTCGACCCGTTAAAGACCCTTGGCGAGTGGTTTGAAAATTTTATTTCTTTCATCACACCAAAGCTGAAATGGCTTGCTGATAAAATCGGGGAGATTTTTGAAGAACTGGGAAGCGGTGCATCCGGTGCTTTTGGCAATCTGAATGGCAACGCACTTTGGGGTTTTGCGAATGCTGGAATGATTGCCGGGCTCATTGCAGGCATTAAGGGCTTTTTGGAAGCTTTTAAAGATATCGGCTCTACCGTTAAAGACACAATCGGGGGTGTGGCAGAACTTCTTAACAAGTTAGGAGAAGCTGTCACTGCATGGAAAAACAACAAGAACGCAGAAACGCTCAAGACAATTTCGACCGCTGTGGCAATTCTTGCTGGGTCACTTGTTGTGCTTTCGATGGTGAAGCCAGAACGGTTGGCTGCATCTACGGGAGCGATGATTGCACTGTTTGCTGAACTGCTTGTGGCGCTTGCAATTTATGACGAAATTGCGAAAAAAACCAAAAAAGTTGGCAAAGGCACCAGTTCAATGGTCGTTATGGCAGCAGGTGTTCTGATCCTTACGTCTGCGCTGAAGAAGATTTCTGAAATTGAAAACGAAAAGCTTCTGACTTCAGTTATCGCATTGGGCGCGGTGATGGCAGAACTGGTTGCTGCACAAGTTGCAATTTCAAAATGGGCAAAAGATGGTGCTAAGCATGCCATGAGTATGCTTGCAATGGCTGCGGCAGTTCGTGTCCTTGCAGAAGCAGTAGAACAGTTGGCAGACCTTGGCTGGGATGGCATTGAGAAGGGTCTTATTGCCGTAGCAGGACTGCTGGCGGAAGTTGCTGCGTTTTCGGGGCTGAGTAATTTTGGCGGACTGACGGCAGGAAAAGCAGTGGGAATTTTGATCCTGGCAGCAGCACTGAGTGTGTTGGAAAAATCAGTGTCAGCATTCAGCAAGATGCCGGTAGACGAACTCCAGAATGGAATTGGTGTACTGGGTGCGATTCTTGGCGAAATTGCGGTTTTCAGCATGTTGTCCAACCCGGCAGAACATGTGCTTCAACAGCAACTGCCTTAACTATTTTGTCCGGAGGACTGCTGATTCTATCCAATGCTCTGGCAAACCTCGGCGGCATGACACTTGGTCAGATCGGCGTGGCACTGGCAGCAATGGCAGGCGGACTGATTGAAATGGGTGTCGCACTGACTCTTGTAAAAGGCTCTCTTGGCAGTGCAACCTCGTTCCTTATTATGTCGGTTGTGTTGAATGCTCTCGTTTCTCCGCTGAAATCTCTTGGCGAAATGTCACTTGAAGAGATCGGGCATGGATTACTCGCAGTTGGTGGGGCACTTGGCATTTTCGCGATTGCTGTTGGAACAATGTCGCTTGCAGGTCCAATCGTCATTGCTGTTTCTGCAGCTCTGAGTTTGCTGGCAGGAAGCTTTGCATTGCTGCTTGGAACGATGGCAGCAGTAAGCCTAATGCCTCTTCGGGTGGAAGCACTTGTCGTGGCACTTGGAACGCTTGGCTCTGCAATTGGCGTTTTTATCGCTGGAGTAATCGCAGGGCTTGGAACAGCAGCTGGAAGCATTGCTATTGCAATCGCTGAAATTATTGTAGCGGTATGCAACGCAATTGCACAGGCCGTTCCTGCAATCGGCAATGCACTTGCTCAGCTCATCGTGGCCATTTGCAATGTCATCGTACAGTGCAGTGAGCCTATTGGACAGGCTTTGTTTACGCTGGGCACTGTAGTGATCCAGACCATTATCGATCTGATCGCATGGGCATGGGATGGTGGCGGTGAGGGAGGCGGCATCAAAGGTGCACTGAGTGAACTGCTGGGAAATATTGTTGCATGGCTTTCGGAACATCTCAATCCGATAAACTTGTTTGGCGGCTTGCTTGGCACGATTTCGGGCTTCTTTGGCAAAATCGGAGAATATATGTCTCAGGGACTTGCTAATGGCCTGAATACTGGAGCTTCAGTGCAGATTGCAAACAACGGTGTTCAGACTCTGTGCAATAAGGTGAAGGATTTCTTTCGGAATGCGTTTGGAATCAATTCGCCTTCGACCTGGATGAGGGAGCTCGGCCAGTGGTTTGCACCGGGTCTTATAAATGGACTGAATGGAACAGCATCTATTGCGAAGCTGAATGCTGGAACCAAGGTATTTGGTGAAAATGTAAAATCTGGACTTTCCGGTACGTTTGATGGTTTGAACAGTTGGATGTTCAACAAAGGCAGCGATGCAGCCAGCAGTTTCTATAACGGACTGAGCGCGGCGAAGAACGTCCGAACTGGTTCCAAAGACGACTGGTTTGACGAGTGGTACGAAAAAGAGATCAGCAAGTACCGGAATGTGACTCCGAATACCGTGGCAGATGATGCTGCGGAAGATATTCTTGGAACACTTTTTGGGTCTGGAGATACGAGCCCCACCGGTTCTGGCGGTACAACCACTGGCAAGACCAAAAAATCCTCCGGCTCCGGCACGAAGAAGACCGTGGCCCAGCAGATCGAGGAAAAGTACAAGCCGAAGCTGGAAGCAAACAAGGCGGCACGTGAAGCACTGGACAGCGAGTACGAGCTGTGGCAGACCGAGAACCAATACAGCGCGGATGAGGACACGCTGCTGGCGAAGAAGATGGAGAACGCGGCGGCAGAAATTGCGAACCAGACCGACCGGGTGGCCATTGCACAGGCAAAGTACGACGAAATGCTGAAGCGCTGGGGCGCGGACAAGACCGAGACCAAGGAAGCCTACGCCAGCCTGCTGAGCGAAAAGACCAGCCTTGCGAAATTGCAGGCAGACCAGTACACCGGCCTGTTTGAAGACATCACGAAGCGGTATGACACCGACCTTGGTACACTGGAAAAAGAGTATAACCTCTGGACGGCCCAGAACAGCAACACTGCCTCAAAGCTGGACAAGATCGACCGGGAGACCGAGTACCAGAAGAACGAGCTGGAACTGAAGCAGAAGAAGGAAGCCAAGGCAAAAGAGCAGTGGGAGACCCTGCGGAAGGAATACGGCGAAAGCGACCTGCGCACAAAGGAAGCCTGGAACGACTATCTGGATGCGCAGACCGAGAGTTTGCAGCTTCAAAATGATATTGCCAAGCAGTCGCTGAACAAGCTGGATGCGCAGCTTTCCATCATCAAGGACGAACAGAGCCGGATGCAGAGCCGCATGGACCTGCTGACCAGCATCTACGGCGATGGCAGCCTGAAAGACCGTGAGGACGCCTACAAGCAGGCGGTGGAGCAGTACGGCGAAAACAGCGCTGAGGCAAGAAAAGCAAAGTATCAGGGCATTACTACCAGCATCCTCGGCACGGTGGAGGCACTGCAGAACATGAATGCCGAGCTGGAAAAGACCCGGCTCATCCAGCAGCAGCTGGCGGACGGCAAAGACCTGAATGGCAATCCACTGAGCAAAGACGATGTGAACGACCTGAAAGACCAGCTGCTCTCCTCCCGCAGTTCTATGGTGAGCTTTGCAGGGGCACTGGCAGATGCCATGGGCCTTGAGGACAGCGCCAAAAGCGCGGTGGTAAAGCTTGCCAATGCCATCCAGAAGAACTGGGTGCCCATCAGCAATGCATGCAGCGAGGTGTGGACGAAGGTCTCCGGAGCCATGGGCGAGGAGATGACGAACACCCTGAGCACCGTATTCAAGGCAGCATTCAGCGAGGAAGGCATGGAGATCGGGACGGAATTCGTCTCGGCCATTGCATCCGCCATGCAGGGAGACTACGCTGGTGCCATCATTTCGGCGGCAACGGGACTGATCGATCTGTTGTTTACGGACACCGGAAAGCAGCTGACCGGCGGGGCAGGAGACATGCTGCTGAAGCTGCTTTCCGGAATTCAAAATGGAGACCTTGCTGGAAAGCTTGCCAACATCGGGACAGCCGCGGCAAATGTCGGCAATTCCCTGAGTGGACTGCTGCCAATGCTGGGACAGCTGGGAACGACAGGAGCCGGTGCAGGAATGGCAGTTGGCGGCATTGGCGAAGCACTGGGCGGGCTGGGCGCTTCCATACTGGCGGTGCTGCCGGAACTGCTGATTGTGGTGGGTATTATTGCAGCTATCGCGGCACTGATCGGCGGTATTGCGTGGTTTATCAGCAGCCGGAAGAAGGAAAAGGCCACCGGCGCAAAGGACGTTGGCTCGGAGATCGACAAGGGCATCAGCGATGGCGTGAAGGAAGATGCGCCCATTGTGGACGATGCCGTGAGCGACATGACCGAGAACGCCATGGACATTGCGAAGGATTCGCTTGGGACCATCAGCAAGGTGATGGGCGACGACTACGAGTACACGCCCCAGATCGTGCCCGTGGTGGACCTGACCAACGTGCTGGAAGGTGCGGACGAGATCGACAATGCCTTTGCGGCGACAAAATCGCTGAGCCTTGACGGAGACGTGAGCCGGAACCTTGCAGACAAGATCGATGCCGAAGTGCAGCTTCAAAATGGACTGAAGAGCGCCGGAAATGAGGACACTCTACGTGCCATCAATGCACTGGCCGGGCACATGGACGGCGTGGCCGAGAGCATCAAGGGCATGAGCGTGACCATCAACGGCAGAAAGGCCATTGGCTA